AGTCTATGTTTATTTTTTTGAATAATAAATATTTGTGAGCCATTGCATGGTGTGAATTTATCAAAAGTTTTTTTAGACAAAATAATATCACCAAAAAATATCATACAATCATCATTTAAAAAATTATCGACCAAAGACAGACTATAGGCATTATTATATTTTTCAAAATTATGATTATATATACTAATAATATTGTCTAAGCCACTCGTTTTGTTTGATAAAAATGATTGAAATCTTTTATTTTCAAAACCATATACGTAAACTATATTTGCTTTTGGGAATACTTGTTTAATAATCTTATATTGATTTTGTATTATGCTTTTATTATTGACTTTGATTAAACCAACACATCCTTTAGATTTCATGCGTTTTTGAAATTTATCGCCCAGTATAATACAGTTCATAATATATCGTATTTGTCGTATTTGTGTAGTATATTTTCATTATTGGCAATACCAAACCTATAAACGCCACCACTATATATTAGCACTGTTTTAGATGGGTTGGATACTACAGAAAATTGTTCAAGCTTTTCATATACTATATCATTAGTATAGTCTATTAAATAAGCAAAATCGGATGTTGGTTCCGAAATAGACAGTATAAATCTATATTTTTGATTAAGAGCTGTAGCATTATGCAGTATATCGTCATAAGACATAGAATCGTCTAATATGGTTTGAATACGCCACGGACAACCTATTTTGGATTCATTAATAATAGATTCTATTTTTTCATAACTTAAATTGAACGATGGATCTCTATATCTTATAAGAATAATCTTTTGTGGCCTAATATCGGTTCGAGTTAATTCTGTAAAAAAATCCACTAGCTGAGTAGTGGAAAAGTTTTTCATATTAACTATAACTAGATAATGTAACTTATTGTTTTGCTTATAGTGATGAATTTTCTCTTCAATAGAAGCATCTGCTAAATTAAATTGATTAAACCACTTATTTTCTCTATATCCTATGCACTTTTTATCGTTAATGATATAAAATTCTTTATCGTTATCATAAGCTTCTAATATTTCGATTCCTGATGCACGATACTTGCTGATATAGTCTAGATGACAGCCTGTTTGTGTGATATTCTCATATTGAGCAAAAACACACTGTTTGCACGGAGTATGAATACTATGTACTTGATGATCCATAATTATTTAATAAAATCCTCTCTTATAATAAACTGAGGGTCGATTCTCATTTTTTCGCACATAATTTTATTATTTAGATATGCTTCTAATTTATCTACTAAATAATGACGATTAATAGAAACTATAGATCCTGGTTTAGCAACCATACCACCAACAGAATCCTTAATCAACGACTGAATATGAGCCGTATTTAATAGTGTTGTATCGTTTATCACGTTCATACAAATAAATTGTATAAATTCTTTATCTGTTAGCTCTTTTGGTACTTTTACCGTATGGTTAGTTTGTTGTGCGGATGGAGAGTCCCACGCTAGTTTATTGTTGATATTGATACTATCAAAACATTCTTCCCATACTTTATATACATTATCCCACGTATAATGAGATACACACTTTTCTCTTGTTAATCTGCCATTAGCGACACGATCTTCATCAGATAAATTGACAAAGAAATCATACATAATAGCTACGGTTGTATCAATATCTGGATAAACTCTATCAGCATTAGTTTCCATCTCTCTAAATGTGCGAGATATTGGAATTTTATAGCCGCCTAAATTATCTATAATCTCAGTCATAGCGCTATAGTCTACAGAAGCAAGAGTGAGTCCGCAAGCTGCTGCTTCAATTTGGGGCATACCAAATCCCTCACATATAGCATATTGCACAAAAAGATCGAAGAGATTATATACTTGATTGAGCTGCTCTGTATTGATCCCATTTACTGGGCTAGCAATACACGCAGTTTTATTATTGCAATGTTTGCAGACCGTAGTGCTTTGCTGAAATTTAGCTGGAAACCACTCATGGCAATGTCTACAATGATATGTAAAATATGTTTTATCAGCGATGCCATATTCCAATAACAATGATGGAATATCCCACCCGTTATCTTCTGGGTATGACGTATGTAAATAGAGATATGTTTTATCAGCGAGTTCTTTATTATTGGATTGGTTTAGAACTTCTAGATATTTTTTAAATGCTATCATTAGGTCAGGAAGTAGTTTACGTCTTTGATTACGCATAACCGTTCCTATGATATGCAAATCCTGACCAAAATATTTCTTTTTATGTTCTGATTTATTATCTACAGGATAGAATTCTGTGGGATTAATACCAGCATTTGCAATTTTAGGAAATAGATTTATCTGATTTCCACATGATAGTTTTAGTGTTTTTTTTGCCCATTCCGTATACGGCACAACCATATCAGCATTACAAAAAGTATATAGCCATTCTGTTTTTGGTGGTGCCGAATCTGTTGCTGGCATTATAACCCAATTAAAATATTTCTTATATGGGCTAGTTTCTTGATATGAAAACATCCAATAGTCACGAACATCAAAAACAATGTGTGGCTTAAAATCCACAACACACCTATTGAATCTCCATAGTCCGAACTGATTTAGAGCATTAGACTTGTATTGTTCTAGTCTATTGTCGTTCGATGATACTGCATTAGGATAGAATTTCCATGGAATATTTTTAATTTTAGGATTAGTTATGTCGGCATAACAGCCTAATTCTGCTACTTCAAATTTATCGCTGTTATGTAGTCTTGTTAATAATTCTTTACCATAAATACCATAGCCAGTATTTAAAAAGCTAGCATCATTAACTACTAAAATTCTTTTTTTCATATTATGAGTATTATCCAAGGAAAATCTCTAGCACCATTATAGTACTAGAGATTCCCATGGACTTCCCTTTAGAACGCTACTGGTTCTGCTTCTACGGTCTTTTCGGATCGCTTAGTCTTTTGAATCTTGGCAAAGTTATTGACTCTTACCTTAAGAGTACTATGCTTTACGCCATCCTTTTCCCAGCTGTCATTCCTTAAAGAGCCTTCAACCATCACAAGATCACCCTTCTTAAACGACGAAGCAATAGCATCTGCTCCGCTATCCCATGCTTCACATTGAATAAAAGATGTGATCTTATCTTGTGATCCATCGGCCTTTGTAAACTCTCTAGAAGTTGCTACAGTAAAATTAACAACAGATGTTTGCTTGTCGCCAACCTTACGTAGTTCAGGATCCCTAGCTAGATTACCCCTTAGCATTACAATATTCATAATCGCTCCTTTAAAAGTTAAAAACCCAAATGTACCAAACTACCATATTATAAAATGTGGCTGTCCTGTGTCAAGTACGGGCCACATATGCTTTTTCTACAATTAGTCCATCGCCATTTTTTGACTTTCCACCCTTTACGATAATAATATTTCCTTGAAATAGTAGATTTTTATATTCTTTATACTTTTCGGGAAAAAAGACAATAGAATCTATTGTACCGGTGCTGTCGGTCATGGTAACAAAAGCCATTTCTGCCCCTTTAGTTTTACCGGTTTTGGTTTTTGTAATATTTATAAAATCAATTTCTCCACCTAAAATTAGGTTGTCTTTGGATAGTGTGGTTTTAAGTTCTTTGCATGTTATGTTTGTCATACTAATATCATACATATCAAGCTTAGAGCATGTAATCGAACAGCCTAATAGTGTATCCTCAGAATCTGCCAGCCATTCGGCAGTATCTTCTAATGAATACGGCGGATTCATCAACGAATATATCGTATCCTCTATATTTTTTTTACGATTTTTATTAATCTTTGGTAATGTTAGCAGATATTCTAACGATTGTTGCAAAGTATCGAAACTATTTAAGTTATTAACGATATGCTCTATTTCTTTTTTTGTTAATCCACTAATTAGATTATATTCAAAAAGCATACTATTTCTAGTTTTGTTAATAAAGTTGGTCGCCCCACTCTGGATCAAGGCTTTAGCAGCAGTTGAGTTGATATTGTTTAGAATTTTAAATAATAATTCCAACCAACTTATTTTATTTAGATCTATAGTACTAGATATATTGGTCAACTTATCAAAAACTGATTTGCCAACACCTTTAATATCCGTTAAACCAAAGTATATACTATTGTTTTTTAATACAAAGAATTCATTCATATTACGCAGATCGGGGGTTTTGACTAGTACATCCATTTCATTGGCATTTTGTACTAGTTCTTTAATTTCTGCTTGAGGATCTATTTTATCTTTGGCAAACCTTAAATATGATGCAAAAAATATTCTTGGAAAGTGTGCCTTAGCATACGCTGATAGGTACGCATTTATCGCATAGCTAACACTATGAGACTTATTAAATGAATATCTTTGACTTTTTTCAATCCAACCGAAGATTTGTTCTGCCTCATCTAGTGAAACTATGCCTAATCTTTTAGCACCTTCTAAAAACTTACTTTTAACCTTAGCCATTTCTTCGGGCTTCTTTTTGCCGATGGCTTTTCTTAACATATCTGCTTCTTGCAAATTAAACCCCGCTACTACCTTTGTAATTTCCATAGCCTGTTCTTGATAAACCATTTCACCATATGTATTGTTTAATATGGGTTCTAATGATGGATGAAAATAATCTACCGATTCTAGACCATTTTTTTTATCTATATAATGATTAGTAACACTTTTTCCATCTCTCATAGCCTCTAAGGTTCCTGGTCTTAAAATGGCTATTAAAGCAGAAAGCTGTTCTATATTTTCTGGCTTTAGTTTTTTAGCCATAGATCGTCCAAGACGAGACTCCAACTGAAAACACCCTTTAGTATTTCCATCAGAAATCAAATTCCATGTTCGTTGACAATCCAGATTAATATTTTCAATAGTAGGATCAAAAATAACTCCTTGATCTAAACTATTATTAATCAAATTGAAACTACATCCGCAAGAATACTGATATGTTTTAGTCATTATTGTCTATAAATGAATTTTTAAATTTAACTTTTTGTCCCAAGCTTCTGTGTAATTTTAGAAATCTAATAATAATTGCGGCTGTATCTTTAACGTCTTTTAGAGCATCATGACCACCATCTTTTGATATGCCAAAATATTCTCTTAGACTATCTAGTGTGTAACTTTTTAGTTCGTTGTTGTGTTCAAACCAATAAAATACTAAATTCATAGCATCTATAACATCTCTAGGATAGAATAAGTTTGTTCTTTGTTCTTTATTCAGATTACCATATTTATTGCTTAGTCTGTCAACGATATGCAGATCGAATCTGTTGATATTATAGCCAGCAGCAATAGGAGCACTAAACTGACTCTTTTTAGAACTTCTAGAATGATATTTATCTAAATAATTAACAAACATTTTCCAAGAATGATCTTGTTTTGGATAATTATACCAGGACTTTAAAACATCGTCTTTAGAACATCCTTTTACTTTGGAATGAAAGTCTAGGATATCTGTTTCATATGTATAATTATCATTGTTTTCCAAAACTTCTGGTTTAAAAAACACATTAAGTTCGGATCCTTCTACGATCTCTAGATTAATAGGGTCAATAATTAAAGCAGCAATTTGTACCGGACTACATGATCGCGGATCAGAACCATCGGTCTCAAAATCAAAAACACAAATCTTATTGTTGTTGATCATTAACTTCAACCTCTGTGTTTGGTGGAACGAATGTTCTTTGAGCAGGATTGTCGACCTGTTCAGCGTTTATTGATCGACAGCAACTAATTTTAACCATAGGTATCTTTTTGTATTCTATACCATTTGATTTAAACGTTGTATTTTCACCAACATCTTTAAATTGTACTTGGCTCATTTTTTACTCCTTGTTTTAATAGGTCTGTAATAGTCATAACTTTATCCAACATTGCAACTCCGAGAATATCGAACTTGATAATGCCAATATTTTCTAAGTCTTGCATCTCCATGCCAGCAATAAGTTGTTCGTTTTTACTATCGTAAACCATGGGACATAAATCTCCTAGTGGCTCTGAACTGATAGCAATACCGGCTGCGTGTTTTGACTGATTGGATTTTGTACCCTCTAATCTAATAGCCTGCTCGAACCTTTTTGCCAAAGGCCCCTGCAATTCTCCATTATCGTCAATATAACACCAATCCTTGAGTTTTTCAGCATTATTTTCTAATGCCCATCTTATGATAGATGCTTCTCCAGTTTCTTCTTTCATTTCTTGCAATTCGTCCGCAATTTTGGCCTCGTCCGGTATATTTTTAGTGATAGTATTCATTTCTTCAAAACTAATATTACCATATACTCTTAATACGTCTTTTAGTGCTCCTCGTCCTTTGATGGTATTAAACGTTACCATCTGAGAAACTTTATCATAACCATATTTATCCTTAATATATTGTATGATTAATTCTCTTTTGTTGATCGGTACGTCCACATCAATATCTGGCATGGATATATGGTCTTTAGTATTTCTTCCTTCGTTGTAAAACCTCTGAAACAATAGATTATACTTAATTGGATCTATGCTGGTGATACCAATAAGATATGATACTAGACAACCTGCCGCACTATTATGAACCGCTATTCCTTCGATATTATATGTTTTTGAATTTTGAACAGATAAATCATGAACATATCCTTTGTATTGAATAATTTTCTTATTTTTGATTCTCACGATGCAGTCTCCTTGCCTTCTTATAAAATAATTTAGTCTGTTCATCAATGTCATAATATACGCAATAATTTTTTGACTGTTTTTTTGCTTCTTGTATTTTACATATATTTCTTTCGTAATTTTTTTGATACCATATTCCTTTACCTTTTATTTCTACTATAGTTGTTTTGTTAATTATGAAGTCTGGATAGTATTGTCTAATGTTCTTATTTTCATCTAAATATTCTATTGGATCAAGATCGTATCTTTTAATAGATATATTTTTTGATTCGCACCACAATATAAAAGATAGCTCTAACGCGCTATGATATGGTATATTACTGTATATTCCTTTTAAGCCACCAGAACCTATTCCTTTGATAAAATTATCCGGATTATGCTGTAGATTTTGTAGAGCGATATTTTTAAACTGTTCATCGTTATTCCATCTTTTTTTAAGATGTTCAGACGCTTTGGCTTTGCGTTCTTTTGACCAAGAGTTGGAAACTCCTATTTTATTTTTTTGTATTTGTTCTGGTTTATTTTGAGCAATAATCTGTGCTTGTCTATTTTTTTCTAACCATACAGGATTATCCGCGGTTTTTAATCGCAAAAAACATTTTTGACATAACATCCATTGGTCTTTAGATAAATCTTTTCTATTTTGTAGAAATTTTTTCAAACTAGAATATTTAAAATTGTTTTTACATTTTTGACATTTTCCCTTAAAAGAGATATTTGATATACCTTTGGTCGAGTAATTATTGTCGATTAGATATTGTTGTGTAATGTATTTCATCTTTATTCTCCTGGTCTAGATTACACCAAAAGTCTTGGTCGGGGTTCTTTTTATTTAACTTCAACCAAATCATCTAGTTCTGTGAGATATTGCGCTTCTACCCACCCTCTATTCTTGGTCAAGAATTTATGGTCTTTGGTGCATCTTATAATCTTGCCGTTCTCTAGCTCTAATTGTAGTATTTCTTCTTCGACCTCGTATTGAAAAGTATTAGTTATTTTTTGCTTATTACCATAAGCATCGATAACTTCATCACCAATATTCATATTAACAATAGGTATGAGTTCACCACTTGGAGTTAAAACTCTAGAGTCTGGTAAAAAACATCCTCTACCTGGTCCCGGAAGCCATACGTTTTTTCTAACATAATTAACAATGTCTTGTACTATTAGAAAATAACTACTCAACCCAGCACCCTGTAAAACATCTAGTTCGTTTTTGATACGATCTATATATTGCTGTTGCTGATCTTGTGGTATAACATTAGCTATCTTATCTTTCCAGCCCTTTCTACATAATTCTCTGAGATATTCATCTTGAGATAAATTATTAGGACAATCAAAGGGTGGTAGCTTTGGTTTGCTAAGTATATCATATTCTTCTATTAAGTCTGATACAAAATTAGTATTTTCTATTTCTTCTTTTGTATGCCACTCTTTCATCTCTTCTTGTGATGGAATATGATAATTATCCGAAGTGAAAAAACATCCCATTGGAATGTCTTCATCATTACTAATCTTACGACTAATATCAGGAAATGTTATTTTAAGATTATTACACAGAAGAATTCTTTGATCAATAGCGTCCTCTCTACGACAATAGTGAGCATCAGGAGTGCAAATAACCTTAGTGTTTGTAATTTTCCCCAACTGTCTAATAGCGTCTGTTAGTATATTTTGTACAAGCAGATTGTCTTTGTCCATTAGTTGGGCTTCTAGAAATACAAAATCTCCAAAAATATCCTTTAATGTTGAGATATGCTGTTTGCCCAATTCCAACCAATCAGATTTGAGACTATAATTATCCAGAATAATATCTGCTAATGTTGATCCTAAATGCCCGGTAACAGCAATAAGATTACCACGATTCAAAGATTGTATAGTTTTAAGATCTAATCTTGGCTTATGATAATAGTGTTCTGGCTTATTAGATTCAGAAACAATCTTAATTAGATCTTTCCATCCATTATAGTTTTTGGCCAACACTATAAAATGACTAAGATTTTTGTTATCTTTTTCTTTTATGGTTGGGTCTTGATCACATATATATAGTTCGCAACCAAGAATAGGTTTCACACCGGCGCTTTTCATGGCCGAATAAAACTTAACTGCTCCGGCAATATTACCGTGATCAGTTAGCGCACATGCTTTTGCACCTATCTCTTTACAACGCTCTGCAATTTGCTCAGGTTTTGAGAGTCCATCCAGAAGTGAGAACATGGCCCACTTAGGAATGGACATGAAGCGGTATATAATTGCTCATGTCCATCCAATTTTCTCCTTGTTGGCTACGACCTTTTCACATAATGCAATAAACGTATGCAAAGGAAAGTCTAGTTTCATTTTATTGATATCTTTTTTGACCCACCAAACATTGCTTTGGATGTATCCTTTTGAACTATCAATTCTATTCAGCAGATCCTGGGGCCTTGTAGGCACCAATACTATAACCTGGAAAAGTGTATTCGTCAACCACCACATCCATACCTTTTAGTTCGATATCGTGCTTAAGCTGTTCACACTTGGTCATATGCGTATCAACTTTACATAATTGTCCATCTCTATATTCTAGTATCGGCAGAACATGGGTATTTTCAAAAGTTGTTTTTCCAAAATGACATAGCTTATTGCACTTCCAGCTTTTATTCAACTGAGGAACTTTGGTGCTTTTTATGGTTTCGAACTTTTGCCTAATCATATCTTCTGTTTTAGGCAAATCCGATTTGTCATAACAAACACTGAAAGCCCCACCATCATTTATAAAATTGATTGTAAAAATTATATGTGATATATTTGGATACAATGCGCTAACAGCATAATGATAAATTCTTAATTGTGGATCATTTTGCAACTTGGCGAGAGTTTTTTCCTCTCCGGTTGCCCAATCTAATCTACGACCAGTTTTCCAGTCTATAATTTCTATTGTATCATCATTTACTTTAGTAATAAGATCAATTGTTCCTTTTATGGCTAAATGACCTTCTAAATCTTCAGTTTTAGTTTTATATTTATAATAAGCCCAAGGCTTATTGATCACGATATCAAAATGTTGTTCTGGTTGTAGTATGTCTCTGTTGCGTGGATCAAAGTTACCATTGTGGTCTGTGATTGCTTTATTTACCCATAGGAGGCAGTCTTTATAGTCTTTGGCCGTCCATTCGTGGTGTTTAAACTGAGCAGTATAGTATTTGTAAACCTGCTCGATGATATGGGTCAAATTATACTTATTTATATCAACATCGCCAATAATATCGTCAATATAAATACTTTGATTATTCTGGGTGCATAATTTAATATGAGCTAAAATTTCTAATACCTTATGACAAATAGTGCCTTTATCGGCTTTTTTATTTGAGGGAGATCTAATGCCCAAATTATATTCAATAAAATATTGCATTGGACAAAAAGAATGAGTTCCATAACTTGAACTCCTTAGATAGGTTATAATCATGAATAGTCAGCAACCTTTTTACAAAAGTAAATAAATTCATTATCGCTCATGTTCATTTTCATTGTGTTAATTGTTTTGTGTACCCATTGAACATTACCTTTAACATAGCCAAGTTTAGAGTCAATTCTGTCTAAAGATGCTGTGATATTGGTTTTTGATTTAATTCCCCACGCTTTTGGGAATACTAATAATAAACCAGACAATGCGCATTTACGTTTTTGTTTTAAAAATAATTTCCATAAATAGTCCCCATCTAAATTAAAGTCAATTTTTTTATTTTTTGCTCTGAGTCGTAAAGTACAAATATAAGACTGATGAATATCTCCAAATTTTTTAGTGTTTTTGTTGGGTTTGCCGAATTGACTATTGGAAGGAATATTATATTTTTTAAGGAGTCTTAAGATAACGGTTTTGGATTTAATATTTAGTTCGTTGCAAATTTGTTGTGCGCTTTTTTGCTGTTTTATATAATGTTCTTCTAAATATTCTTTAGATATATCATAGAGTTTTTGCATAAACAATCCTTTTGTGTTCTATATGATATACACCAAAGATATTATAGACACATCATTTATAATGGTAGTATTCCTTGATTTTGAAGAAAAGTAAGAATTGCGTTGTTTTTTTGTTCGAGCGTCATATTAGAGTTATCTAATACCAGAGTAAATTTACTCCAATCATAATTATCTGGATCTAATGCTCGTTCTGGTTCAGAGTTTGAGTTGAATATGTCTTTGGTTAGTCTGATAACTATTCCATTATTATCTAATACGCTATTTACCTCATTAGGAAAGCGATTATCTAAAATGATAGCTAAATCATATTCCTCTCTGTATATTTTCGATATAGTAGCGTCCACCCAAATATTACCATACATTTTACGAAAGATTTCTGTGCCAACGACCTCCATAACCTGTCTTGATGTTAAGTAGTCATTAACCACCGTGTCATTATGGTGTCTTTGCTGAATCTCTATTGGCATATCAGACCAACGTATATGTGTCAATGTATTCTTGTCGTCATCTGTACCATAACATTGCTCGTATGTTAATCCTAGCAGATTCATACAGATATCTTGCTTTAATGGATCAGCAAAACTATATAGCTTGCAAGAAATTGGTAGGAAATTTTGCTTAATAAAGTTTTCTACAAATTCCCCGGAAGTACTTTTTCCAGATTGTTTTCTGCCAGAAAATGCTAAGATTTTTGTCATACAATACTTTCTAAGTAGGTTTTAATTTCATTATTAATTTGTTCTGATGTCATCTCTCCAACGTCTGATGCACTAATTGGTGGTATAAATATACGATAAGTATTTTGGCACTTATGCTTAATTTGATCTGCTGCTTTACGTCCAGCCTCATCATTATCTGTTAGAACGATAAGACTCATAGCGCCAGAAGAATCCAATAAAATTTTCTGTCTGTCGCTAAGAGAAGATCCGAACATTGCTACGCTATTATGTATACCATTTTCTTCTAGTCTCCATACATTACCAGGACTTTCAACTATAATAGCAATTCCTGATTTTAGTATATGTTCTTTAGCAAACCAGAAGTTGTAAAGATGGTTTTGGCTTTTAAAATCAGCATTATGCTTCCATTTTGAAAATTTCCACACATCATCCTTATTTGGACAACTATGAGACGGATTGTGAAAACCTTTGCATGATGGACATTTTTCATAAATACTACGACCAGTACAACCTACCATATATTTATGGTCATTATCATAAATAGGCACAACTATTCTGTTGTACATTTCTTTACCTTCTTTTTCGCACATACCAACATCATATTTCATCAAAATATCTTTAGAATATTTACGATCCAAATAATATTGTGCTGGAATATTCAAAGACTTAATGATTTGTTGTCTAGTGACTTTGGATAATGATGTGGTTTGATCTTTATTAAGATAACCTACCACAGCAGTAAACTGTTTCTTTTCTCTTTCTTTTCGACTAATTTTAATACTACTTAGGTCTTTGTTAATAAAAGATGTAGCATATTCTACAGCTTCTTTGAAGGAGCATGTTTCATCGCCAGATTCCTTCCAATTATATTTTTGATTAGATATGACTCCTCTGATAAAACCTATAACGGATCCTTTAAAGATCTTTTCGCAATTATGTGTTCTACATTTCCAATTTCCTCTATAACTATCTCCTTCTGGATATAGATTAAGAGCGGATACATTATCTCCACCATGAATTGGACATGGCATTGTGATCATCTTATTATTGAATTTATAGTCTAAACCAAAAGAATCTAGTAACGTTTCGATGTTATCACACACCTCATCACATACTATTTTTAGTTTAGCCTGATCATTCAAATGGGATTTGGTCATTGTCATCGTCATCGATTACGAAGCCCTCGCTCTCAGATTTAGAATTGTTTTTAATTTCAAGATGTGTTTTACCTTCTGTGATTTTAGCGCACCATCCCTTCATGTTGCAGTTAATATAGTCGTTATCATCAAGACCTCCGCCGTGGCGGCTTACTAGAGGCAATAGTTTTCTATTACCATTATCTGGACCATCTTCTGCAATTTCTTCATCGCTTTTACGCTTGAAGATACTAAAATTACTACATAACCAAATAATTCTATCAGATCCGCTTGCCGAGTCTGTACTTTCTTTTGTGATACCGTCACGATTTAATTGGATAAAAGCAACAATAGGCACCTTGTACCTAACTGCAAAATTATGTAAACTGGTCATCATAAATCCAAGAACTTGATATTCTTTTAGATCTTGATTAATACCAGCACTATCCATGAGTTTCAAATAGTCGTAAAATATTACACAATCTTTTGCTGTACCATCGTCGTTTAATCCTACTTCTTTTACTAACCATCGTCGCATAATTGCTAATTGATCTTCAAATGGTTTACCGGCGATAGTTTTATAAAATAATTTTGTGTCCTTTAAAGACTTGACAGCATTATTAATTTTATTCTTTTTATCTGGTGATTCCGCAAACTTGCCGGTTTCAATACTATTAATTTCTATTTCTGTCATCATAGCAAGTACTCTATTTATATGATCTTCCTTGTTCATTTCTGTATCCATATTGAGTACTGGCAAGCCTAATTTATTGGCAATATGGAAACCCATATTATCTGACAATAAGGTTTTACCGGTTTTTGGTCTAGCACCAATAACATTGATTGTTCCTTTACGCAAACCGCCACCTATGGCTTGATCATAGATAGGAAAGCCGGTTGGAATACCAACTTGATCTGTTTTATTTTCTTCAAGATTTTTGACATATTCTTCTATGTCGGATCCTATAGATACGGGCTTGTCATCAGCATCATTTAACAGAGACGTAAAATTAAAAATACTATCTTCTGCTATTCCAATAATTGACGCTATTGGTTCATTGCCTGTGATCTCAAGAATTTTATCCTGAGTTGTTTCCAACTGTTTACGTAATAATCTAGCTATTTCTAGCTTACGAATTTTAGCAGCAAACTTGCGAACATTATCAAGGCTAACTGGAAAATCCATAATAGCCTTAAGATGTTGTGTTTCTTCTTTCTTGGATAGAATATGAGAAACGCCCAACTCTTGAGACACAGAATATATTGACGCTATATCAATAGTATTCTGATGGTTTTCGCAAAGTGTTTTTACACACTTAAATATAATACTATTGCTATCAATAGTAAAAGAGGTTTCTTGTACAATATCAGCCACATCTAAATAAGCGTTTTCGCCGTATGTACATATGCCAGCCAATACCGCTCTTTCTGCGGCGGGATCACACAAAATCATCAGCCTGCTCCTGTTGAACACTTGTTGCACTTATATCTATCATGGGATTCAACCAGTGATGGTGCAACTTTTTCTTTTTTTCCACAAATACGACACCGTACTTTTACAAGATCAAACGGTCTATTTCTAGCAGATGGCGGTGGCTTTCTAATTTTTTTATCAATTTCCACATCCTCTTTACACATATTAAATTCAGCCATTTTTTCAAATTTGTTAGTTGTTTTTCTAACTTTAGGCTTGGTAACCTTTGGCTTCGTAGTACGCTTAACGGGACCAGACTCTGATGTTTCACCATCAGTAAGTCCTTTTTGTAGAATAGCTATTAGAGCTTTGATATCATCATTATCAAGACCCATGTTTCACCTTTGTTTTTTGTACAGATAATATTATATCTGATAGATTTTTAATACCATTAGCTAAATAAGACAATCTGTCCGATCTTTGTTTAGCATACTTTTTTATATTATTCAATGACTGAGCTTTGTCATTATGCTTTATAGCCTGTCCAGACTTTTCCACATAACCATAACCCTTATAATTATTAATTTCATCCGCTATAGTTTCTTTAATAGTTTCATCAGCCCAATTATATCTTGCAATTTCTCTATTGATTGTTCTTTGAATATGAAAAGAATACTGTGCAAGTCGGTATGCTATTTGGGCACAGTCTTCTGGTCCTAGCTTTTCTATTGAATCTCTATTCATAGTTAAATATTGATTAAGTTCATCTGATGACATACTATCATCTTTATAAGATGGTAATCCTACAGATTGCTCATATTCATCAAGGATATCATCCCAGTATTTTATTTCTTCTTTGGATGTTTTAAGCATTATTGATCTTTTCTCTCCATACTTCTTCGGATTCATTATAAGACAATGCAACATATTGTATATTATTCAGTTCACACCACTCTTGTTTTTCTTTATCTCTCTTTTGGGCTTTGAGAAAGTTTAAAACAGTAGTGTGATAGAATGGTATAAATTTATAATGTTGTTCCCCATGAACTTCAAAGCATATCTTTTTTAGCGGCAAATAAAAATCTAGATACAGCGTTTCACTTTTGCGTAGTGGAATTGGAACTTCTTCTAATACCTGTAGTGTTGGAAATATACTAATTATAGCGGCTCTGGCAGCTAAATGATATGATGATCTATTGACAATTTTTCCTTTAGCCATATTACCGGTTAATAACCAATTATGACTATTACCATCTAAATCTTTAATCAGCATTTAACGCCCATGGTTTCTTTAATCGATTTTACCAGACCATTATAAGCATCGGTATTTTCTAATAGATATTGCCTAACTTTTTCTGCTCCTTGAAATTTAGGCTTATCTTCTAAAGATGTTAGAGTATACCAAGCGCCTCCTTTGTGGATGATGCCCATATCAGAAGCCAGTGTAATAGCTTCCATGTATTTGTCAACACCCTGACCATATCGAATATAACTAGTAATATTGCCTCCCGGTGGCCCTAAAGCAGAGCATATAACTTGCCACTCGATCTCTTGTCCTATTTGTGTACTATCGGCACTAAGAGTCCAAGGCTTGAATGTTTTTGCTCTAAGTTTAATATCTGTCTGATAAGCAATGGCCTGCCCACTCTTCTCCTTAAATTCTGCACCATATCCGGTTGGATTACCCATTAAGTGCGTGATGCCAATAACAATATTTTTATTTACTGGAATAACATTAGCAACCTTACGACAAAACTTGGCAAGCAACTTAGCACCATCTGCTCTTTGCATTTTATCCATTTCACTGGTAATTTCTGCTTCTGTACACAAAGCGGAATAAGAGTCTATGATAAGAACTGATCCTGGAATTTCATTAATAATTTTTTCTGCAATCTGTAAATATTCTTCTGCGTGTAAAATCTTACCTTGTTGACTACCAATAACATGAAATCTATCTAGATTAAGTCCTGGTATTCCTTCTAAGTCTCGCTTCTTCAGTCTACCTTCAATGTTTAGGTAGTACACTTCGCGTGGAGTTTTTAATCCGCCCTGATACTCTGGTCTTTGAGCGGTTGCGGCAAAATCTAAAGATGTTGTTGTATTGTGTGTTACAATAAAATTATTAGTTAAAAATAATCCATCGCAAGAATCTAATTCTATACACTGGGTCAATACTGGTTGCATTTTTTCAATATTTTTAATGGTTCTATGTAATATTGGCTTTTGTCTTTTATGTCCACTGATTTTTCTGGGCAACGAAAAAAGCCTATCTATGTCATCTCCATGAATATATAATCTATATGATATAAATGATTTATTATTGCATCGGGTTGTTCTTTGTTTAGTGGCAACAGAGTATCCTAAACTTTCTAAGACTTCTTTCACATCTTTTATTAAACGAGTAGAGGTAGAGGTATATTCTGCTCTTTTTCCATGATCGTTATGTCCATCTGTGTCCATGAGTCCTTTGATAAGATTTAATCTATTTTGAATAGACGCATATTTGTATGATGTGGGTATGAACTTTGTGTGGGAAGATTTTCCCATAAGTCCCATTTTTTTTAGGTCTTTTGTTAGTGTGTTTTTGACAAGAGTACTAGATTCGACATTTCCGTTTATACTATAATCATACTTACTAATATGCTTAAAAAACAATCCTCTATTTTGACAAAACCTTTGAAATTTTTTAGCTATAAATTTATCTGATGTTGTAAATCTAGGAGTTTTTTGTGTTAAGCCACCATCACCAAGTAGACATCCTAATATATAAGGATCTATCGATAGCTTATTTTTTTGCTTAAAATAAACAGGTTTAGTTATTGGAATTTTCCATTTTGGTCTATCGCTATAATATAATCCTTCTTTTATAATTTCTTGTAGTGTGATGGTAAAATATTTTGTGTTTCTATTATTTCGAGATACTGTCCAGTTATGCTCAAGTCCGCACAACGACGTTGTTCCATCATTAAAGGTGACTTTATAGACATCTTTTTTGCCTTGAGGATAAACACCTATGACCCTCGACGTTCCGCCACTAGCGTTGCATACAATATCTCCAACTTTTATATCGCCCATTTTTATTGGACCGTTTGGAGTATAAACTGTTTCGCTAATTGCTAAATCTTTACCACATTTTGGTTGACCTGTTAGTACAACGAAACTACCTTCTGGTATACCGCCATTTAATACTATGTCTAATGATGGGCTAACCGGAATAATTATACTCTTGCGATCAACAATAGCATTGCCAGTAAGAATAATATCATCGCCAAAGTTTTTTACAACATCTTCTTTAAGACTCATTATCTAGATCCTTTAATTTTGAAATAATATTACGTTTGATTGGTGGCGTGTGACCAAATGATACATTCTCTGGTCTTTCATAAACCTTAGACAGGGTTTGATTCTCTGTCTCTATATGTCTCTGCTCTTGTTCTATGATAGCGGGAAGGTGTGGTGCTCGCAGTGAGTATATTCTTTCTGTTTTTGGATTATTCAATGCTCTAATAATCGCTGTATCAGAGTATTTTTTTAATAATGCATTTGCAGAAGGTATCTGGTTACGATAATATTTTTCCCACTCTGGAGTTAACCAAAATCTATAGTGTAAATCTTTCTTTTCCTTTTTTGCCCATTTTTCACAAATTAATTCTGTGATATACTGAGCAGAAGTTACACTTTTGCCATTCGAATATTTCGATGGATATTTTTTAGCAGACATCTCAATTTGCTTTTGGACGGAAAATATATCCTTGAGTTCTTTTTACTTGTTCAGAGTGTACTGTTTTCATAAACTCATCAGATAGTTGTGACGCTGCTTCGGTCATAATGCTAACAGTATTGTTCTTTTTAGCTGATGTTTGCCTGATCATGAGGTCTTTTGTCTTATCTGTTTTAGCCGGTGCTGTTTTTGTTTCTTCTTTTGGCAAAAACTTGTTGACGGTGGTGATTTTAATTCCTAATTCTTTAGCTACGTCTTTTGGATCCATCTTTTGGGATTCAAGTAAATATTTAATAGCATACTCTGTGTCTTTAGATAGTCTGGCCATTAGTTCAACTCTCTTTCTGCATTATTTAACCATGCTAAGTTTTTTGTTGCCAAGAAATTGACATACAAATCAAAAATTTGTTTATTGACTTCCTTAAATTCAAATTGTTTTCTACCAATTTTAGATAAGAACTTTGTATTTTGACCTTCGCTATATAAGCCAATGGGATTATATATTTTCCCATATGTTCCTACTTTAATATAGTATCTTAATGGCTTATTGTCTACTTGTACGGACTTGGCTACCACGGCATTATTTTCTTCATTAGCCCTGGGTTTATTATCTGTATCCAAAAAATCGTGTTCGCCCAACAGAGTATAATAACTATTAATTCTATTTATTGGCGGTGTGTTTTGTTGATGAAATATAAATTGATCGTTCTTTAGGTCGGCCATATTGTCTTGACTCCTTTTTTCATTCGTGACATTCCCGTTGGAAGAGGCGCTTCTTCTTTGTGTTCTTTATAAGAATTATGCTTTTCGTATAGTGATGTTTTTTCATCATCGCTGAGTCTATCTCGATTACGATTTGCTAAATCGCCTATGGTTTTTAATTCACTATCAGATTTCTTAACAGATGCCATTTGTGTGGAAACATCTTTACAGTATAGTCTATGGGTTTCTTTTTTACCACAGTCTATACAAGCTGGATTATCTGTATAGTCTTTTATATGAAAAAATAATTCAAAATCAATATTACATTCTGAACAAAAATAAGAATATGTTGGCATTATATTAAATAAGATTCCGGTAGGTAAACCATCCATTCCTGT